TGCGGTACATGTGACCCTGTAATGCATATTTGAATGTAATTATGTTACGCAAGAATCCGCCCGGCGATGGGGACGCGTCCTCGCAACTTTTGAGATCGTACAAATACCCATCATCACCAATCGCATCAATTGAACAACGCAATGGCACACCGCAATATTCCGCGGTTAACATTAATTCGGTATGCGTAAATTTAACACCAATGCGTTCAATAATAACATTCATTGCATCGGCCACATTGATTGCCAATTCACATTCATCATGATCCACCGCGTATTGTCCGGGTTGTAAGCTTCCTTGGAAGGCGGCATACAATTCCTTTCCCTCTTTGGTCCGGCGATCACATTGCGGGGTTTGTTTATAATTTTGCCATACATCGGGTTGTAGCACCGCCAAATGGGTGTATGTTCCAACGCGTAAGGCCTTGGATTCCGTTTGTGGTGCGTTTAACGCGGCCTTGTAATGTGCCGGGGAACGCAACAATTCCTTGGCTAACGAATAATTTAAATGCGTATGTTTTAACGCATCGTATTGTTCGCGGGTGGTGATGTTTGTGGTTATTTTTTTCATGAGTAAATGGATGTTGTCACTTGGAATCAAAAAGGTGAAACCACCAACGACAGCGGGAAACCTTGGCGGCCTTTCGGTACCGCATCTATCCGTTGACAACAAAATGTATTTTTAAAGCTCATCATCAGCTTGTAATGGTGGTTCAATGGCCCGTTGTATTTCCCGGCATTTAATTAATGCGGCGGATGCAAGCTCATCGGCCCTCTCAATATTGTTTCGTTTAATTTGAATCGATACCGTCAATGCCTTCAACCGATCATGCAAATGTTGCACATCCATCGATTGTTCCAATAATTCAGGATGCACCCGGTTAACTTCTAACAATGCGTTTTCAATTTGTGAATTGAACATTTTAACATCCCCCGTGGCAATTTCCGCATCACAATATAAATCCAACAATTTTAGATTTTCCGAAATATCATGAACCAAACGGCGAATGTTTGAAATGTTGGTCATTTAATTTTCTGTAATTGTGTCGTTGTTAACAACATACAATTTATAAATCGATTTCCGCAATGATGGCAATTCAATCTTTTTCCAATCAATATAATTGATGTTAAATTGTTTTTCGGAACGGCAATCAATTTCAATGGATGCATCCTTGTGATCCAATAACAAAATCAAACCCAAGCGGCCTTTCATTTCCTTCCGTTTTTCCAATACGCATTTGGGAATTGTTTGTTTCATTGGCCGGGGATTCTGGTGGGGGTTGGTGCCGTTAAATAAATTCGGTAAATGTCGGTTTGTTCTTTTACCCAATATTGGCATTGGCCATCGCGGTGATCAGCGGAATCCAATATTCGTTTGCGGGCCTTCCATAATTCTTCTCGGTGACCATCGCGGTCCCACACACAATATTCCGCGTTTTCAACCATACCCTTTACCATGATCACCATGGAATATGATTTTTTGGGCATGCGATTAAATTGAACCATTACGGCATCGGGTGGTTTCATTTGTTCGGGTACAATTCGTTTTTAATTAAATTCCGTTTTAATTCGTTTTCTAATTCGGCAACGCGGTGTTCCAATGTTGTTACGCGATTATGCAATTCCACCCATTTGTCGGAAAAAACCCACATTTGTTTTCGCTTGGGGATTAATGCAAGCTTGTTGGCCTTATTGGTCCGTGCCATTGGTTGGTTCATCAATTTTTAATTCTACCAAAACCCTCCAATAAAGATACGCTTCACGCATTTCCTTGGTGGTGCCATTCAACATAAGGAATGCCAATTTGTTTCCGGCATCCTCTAATTTTTTAATGCGGATTTCGGCGGCAATGAGCTTGTTATGCGTTTGAATGTTATTAACTAAATCATCCAATGAGATTTCATTTATTGGTTTCATTTTTTGGTAGGGTTGGAATTGGTAACCAATGGGTAATGGTTTTTGGTTTATAATATCCGCTATCCAACACAATGGTGCCGATTTGCCCGCGGTGATATAAAACAAATATCATTGTGTCGTACGGTGCGGTGTCGATTGATTGCCATTGATATTTTTTCTCTACGGCATCAACGGCCATGTTTGCAATTTCGGCGGGTACCCAATGTTTCATTGTTTGTGGTTCCGTACCGCGGCAAGGAATGTTTGAGGGTTTTGAACAATGGCATTCACAATGTTCGCCGGGACATGTTCCAATGACTGATCGGTGGCCAAATCAATCCATCCTTTAAACGCACAATACGCGATGGCCTTTTTCACTTCATCACTTGGAATGATGGTGTACCATGGTTGGGTTTTACCGATGGCGGATTTACTGATTGAATGCCCATCGTCATCTAAATCGACAGATACCCCCGCCGATGTGGTCAAAGTAATCCGTCTAAGATAGGTCACCGCCGATGCAATATTTTGCGGTGTCATGCCATCGGCCTTAATCATTAATTTACCGAAATCAAAGCTTTGCCCGGATGCATGAACAAACGATGTAGCTACACCAATTTTGCCATCATCGGCAATGAGGGTTTGAATCAATGCCAAATTGTTTTTGTGCAATATGGGTTTGATGGCATCCAACAAATTATCCAAGGAAACATATTTGGCCTTGAAATGACTGTTGGTTTTATTGGCGGCAACATTTTGCATTTGGGCCAATGCGTTGATTAAATCAGCTTGTGCCGATTGGGTGGTTGTTTCTTTGGGTGGCATAATTTTGGGTGGTTAAATTATTTTTTGGTTTTGGATTTTGCCCAATCACATTCCGAATAATGTTTGTTTGTCATTTCAATTAACTTTTCAGGATTCGCCCGGATGTAATCGGGGTTACCATCAACAATCAAATTGTAATGGATCACATTGTTAATCGACATTGGTTTTAGTAAACCCGCCACCCGACCATCGGGCAACAACACATAACGCGTACCAATAATAGTTTTAACTTCCCGCGATTCGGGAATGTTTGGAATCTGTTTTTTCATAATAAATAAATTTGCAAGGGTTCAATTAATAGCACCGCGACGGGCGGCATCAAGAATTAAAACGGCATCCGCGTTCCATAATGTAATTTTTAAATCGGCATGCAATTCGGCGGCCTTGGCCTTCAACCGATTTTTCCAAGCTGATCCTGATAACCCGGTGGATTTTTTGGTTCCGACCGCATGGGCTTTCATCCATATGGCGGGGCGGATGCGGTGAATGGTCCAACCCAAGGCAACGGCGGCCCCGTAGCAAATACCCGCGTTCCACATTAATTTGCCGATGGCGGACCCCGGTATGTTTTGCCCGGCAAACAATGGGGGTTCCTCCAAATAAAGCTTACAACGGCCATTGGCGGCCTTTGAAATCTCAACCAATAACATTACCACCCCATATTCGGTATCAGGCATTTTAGCGGTGGTTATGGCACCATTGGGCAATGTCCATGCAATGCCCCCGTTAACACCGGGATCAATGGCAACCAATGTGAATTGGTCGGATGTCATTTGGTTGTGGCAACGCGGACTAAATTACCAACGCGGATTGCATAATCGCGTGGTTGTGCCGGGGCCTTGGTGATATCAAATTTAATAGCTTTGGATTTACTGAATCCATAATTCCAACACAATGCAATTTGTTCGGCGGTGGGGTGCGGTAATCCCGCGGTGGCCATCCGATCACGAATCCAACGGATGTATGCCAAGGCCACATCATCCTGAACCATCGGCGATTTCCATTGGTCAAATGAATAGGCGGATTTACCTTCCCGCATTAATTGGGTGCAACCATCGATAAAACTACCCCGGTGTTGTTGGTACCGTCCACGGGCCTTGCCTAAATCCCCAACCGCCAAACGCGGATTTGAATGGGAACCCGTTTCGACATCACCAATGGCATTTAGCAAATTGGCATCATCAACCGCATATGCGTACCCGGCTAATAACACCGCGGCGGTTATTAAAGTAAAATTACGCATAACCAATACGGCGGGGTGTAATTGAATATTCCAATTTCTCACCATTGATGGTGTACGATACAATAATTCCAACCCAACCCCCACCAGCTACAAACGGGGACAACCACAAATCGGTTGCACCCTCATCCTTGGCGGTCGCGGACATTTTGTGAACCATTTTTAAAACAATGGGTACCGCATGTTTAGCGGAAACGATGTCCCCTTGTTCAATGCGATCATTGATGAACCGGATATCCCACAGTAACATTTCAACGGATGGGATATTTTTGTGATGGTATTTCATGGCATTAATTTTTGTATGTGAAATCAATAGTTAACCAACCGCGGGCCGGGTGGTAACAACGAATGGCAACATTGAATGAATCGCCGATGGCCTTAATAACCATTGAACCATCGTTTTGTTCATATGAATAACCATCCTTTAAATTGCCGTTTTCAATCTCATTCACCAACAGATTAAACGCGTAATTTTCCCAACCCAACCGATCAATCAACGGTGCGGATATAATCATGTTATTGGTTTTGTTTGTTTTTTGATTCAATCAATTCCAAAAACAATTCGTTATTAATGTTTTTGGCGGCGGATAAATCAGCTTTGGAAACGGCCAATTTATATTCCATTACTTTAATCGTTTGTTGTTGGGCCTGAACAATCCGGTACAAATGTTTTACATGGTACCATGGGGTTAACCACCAACGCGGTGGTAATGTTTGTGTGTTGTAATATTGCATGTGGTTTTTTGGGTTGGGTGAAATTAATCGTTAAATTCGGGTTGATTGTAATAACCAGCACATTTAGCAATGATGCGGTACCATTCTTTGAAATTCGCATTGGTGCATCGCCCGGTGGCGGATGTTGCCTTGGCAATATAATGAGCTTGTTTTTCGGAAACTGTGCCGATTTTTAATGACTCTAATAAGCTCGAATAGAAATTAATTGTTCTGTGAATCTTTGGATCGTTTGTTTCATCGGCACATTTTTTCAATTCGGCAATTTTCATTTCCATCATATTGATAATATAACCAACGCGGGCCAAATGTTCGGCCTTTTTAATATCATTTTCCGCGGATAATTTTTCTAATATGGCATTGCGGGCATCGCGTTTGGCATCAATGGCCAATTGTTCCTCTGTTGTACGGCGATATTTTAACGCGGTGGAATCACAACCAACCTTTTCCGCACATTGGGTGCCAATGAAACGCGTTGTTCCTGATTCATCTTTGATCACAACATGATGCAATATGCCCATGCCACAATGTGAACATTGCCCGGCACCATGTTCCCATGGAATATTTTTCATCAAATTGTTGTACGCGTCCGGGTTATGTTCGGCCAACGATGGTGATGGCATCGAAAAGAAACCAATGATTGTTACATTTTTTAATTTGTTGGTACTCATATTTTTTGGTGGGTTTGATTTGATATGTTATTTATACACCCCCAATCACCCATCCGTCAACATTATTGATTAAATTGATTTATCCACCCCAATTTGGGGTATTCATACCCGCCCAACCAACGCACCGCCAACACCCCTTTAAACCCATCCCATTTGCCTTACAAGGCGGGTTTACGGTAAATGCGTACCAATACCGCCACCCCCACCCCAATACACCCAATTCCCAAGGCCAACCCCAACCGGGCCAATTCAATCAACCCTTGGGTGGCCGCCGTTAAATTACCCTCCAATTGGGCATCATCGGATTTCACCCCCGCATCCGTTATCAACATAACCATCGCATGCGAATCGGCAAAGCTATTCAAAACATATGTGCAAATGGCATATGTAGCAAACGCGGTGATCGTGGAACAAATCAACAACCCAACCACCGCCCAAATTAAATTTTTATCCGCGGACGGATTTGCGAGTTTTGGTTTTACTTTTCGCATTGGGATTTAATTTGGTGGCCGATTGAATTTCCTTTTCCCCGCGGGCCTTTACATACCGTAACAAAAAATCAAAACATTCCGGTGAACAATATGCCACCGCACCAATTGTAAAATATCGTAATGAATCGGATGAGATTTGGTTTTTAACGGCAAGGCCACAAAGGATGGCGGCAATTGATGCGGCCATTACCCGGCGAACAATCCAGAAAAACGAAATGGGTTCATGGCTTAACAATATCCGTGCCGTCATTGCCATCCCGCCCAAAATGGATGCCAACAATGAATCCGTTAACAACGCGTTAACATTGTTGCCTGTATTTGGATCGGGTGGGGTTGCCATTATTTTGAAATCCGCGTTGGGGTGGAATGTGGTTCAGCCAATACCCGGCGGAATCCTAATCGCCATAATGTTTTGGAAATGTCTTTGCCCAAGCGGTCAATTTGCCTTTCCGAAAAATCGGGCAAGCTGATATGTGCTTGTTCATGTACGGCCGTTTCAAGAAACCGTAAGGCCCCCAACCTTGGGTCCAAATTAATGTATGAATAACGGCCTTCCGTCCATGCGGTACCCCATGCCTTTTCTTTTCCTAATTTCCTGATTTTAATAATCGGGCCTTTAAATTTTTTCTTTTTCGGCATGGATTTCGTTTTCTCTTATTTTAAACCACAAATGCCAAACCAACATTCCCGCGGCAATGGCACCCGCTACGGCAACAATATAATAAAAATATGTGAATTGAATAACATAGGGAATGGCACCCGCTACGGCACCGCATCCAATCAATTTCAATCCCGCACCGCGGGCAATCCCGATGGCAAACAATACCGATCCAACCACAAACAAACCAATGCCCGTATATGTATAAAGCTTGGTGTCGTTTTGTTGACCAATTTTCTCAACCACACCGGAAACATCATCATCACCATCCAACCATGAATATTCATCCGCGGCATCGGTTACTTTGTCCGCAATGGTTTTATCAACGGACATGCACCCGGTGAAAAGTAATGCACCAAGGAATGTGATGATGACCAAACGCATTAGCGGCCTTTCAATGCATCCAATAATCGTTTACCTTCCATTTCCTTGTCGGTAAGCTTGCGGGCATTATTCCGCCATACCAAGGCCCCACCAATAAATCCGATTAATAGGCCAATGGCCAATGTGATGATGTATGACATAATATATTAAATTGATTAACCAACATTAACGACCCACGATGTGTATGTTCCGCTTCCTGTGTGTCCTGATACATTAACAACCAACGCACCTGTTGATTCGTCATACGAAGTGACCGTTCCGTGCATATGGTTGCTACCATTGTGGGTAATGTTAACTGTCTGGTTAATGGTGTACGATAATCCTGTTTCAACCGTAAGAGTTTTAGCAGAGTTATTAACGGAAAGTGAAGTCGTGGAAGTTGTTTTGTAGCGATCACCAGCGACAGGGGCGATTACCCACGCACCGTCTTTGCGGACATAAGCATTTCCGTCTATCGGTGCTTCGGGTATTCCTGCGGTGGTTTGGACGGTGGAGTCTGGGAAAGTGATGCCATCATATCTATATGCCGTAGGATAACCCACACCACCATCAAAGGTTAATCCATATCTTGATAAATTAACATTCCAACCTAATTCATATAAACTAATTCCATAAGCATTAAATCCAGTACTTGTATTGTCGTCAGTATTTATAGCAATTATTCCAGACATTCCATCTTCCGATGATATTGTCCCACCAGTAAGCGGCAGATAACCATTCAACACATCTGGATTGTATGCGGTTGTTTGAACGGTGGAGTCTGGGAAGGTTATGCTATCTTTATTTATTGTTATTCCAATTCCTGTACTTGGGTTTTGAACATTTAGAAAAGTAGGAACAATTATGATAGCAGAAGAATTATCATTTGTTTGATAAATAAATCCATCACTTAATGTTAAAATAGCATTATTTGTATTATCACTATAACTAAAAGCATTATCAGGATTTAGTGTAATTGAACCAGTAACCGTTCCACCTGTAAGCGGAAGTGCGGCGGTGGTTTGAACAGAACCATCTAATGCAAATTGAATTCCATCATCACCAATACCCCAATCAAATTCTTTTATGTGTGATCTTCCAATCGCACCTGTCGGGCCAATACTCCAATTTTGAGCCGCACCATATGCACCACCACTTGCACCACCATAACCAAAATTAAATGTTTTATCACCGCCATCCTGATTGCCTGAAAGACCACCCGATGTTAAACTAAATGATGTGGGGTCATTACCGGGGATTGATTGCCATGATTTCGTAATTCCTTCATTGGTAATCTGTACAACCGATGGGGTGTTTGTTGGCGGATCAAAATAATTTTCCTTCAACCCTGAAATTTCAATGGCATTGGGTTCAATGGTTGCAAAGCTTGAATTGGTGTTTTCAACACCCAAACCCCATGCACCAACCTGTAAATTATTGCCATTACCATCAACGGAAAAATTAATTGGGGCCGCCATTGTTCCACCCGATAAGCTTAATTTGTCCGATAACGCATTATTTAAATCGGTTTGTGCCGAAATCCCCCCGGTGATCTGTCCCCATGCAACGGTTGGGTTAACCCAATGAGTGGAATAATTACTTGAATCAACCTTGGCCAATACCTGACCAGCGGTACCAGCTGATGGCACCCCTTGGCCGGGCGAACCAGCATCCCCTTTATCACCGCGTGGAATTGTAAAATTGAACACCGCCGCCGATGTGGAACCCGAATTGGTTACGGACGCGGATGAACCCGCCGCACCCGTTGTGGTGGTACCTACATTGACCGTAGCGGCATTACCCGGTGTGCCGGGTGTTCCTGCATCCCCTTGTTCACCTTTGTCCCCGCGAGGAATTGTGAAATCAAATATGGCGGCGGATAGTGTGCCGACATTGACCACCGTTGCATCGGTACCGGCATCGCCCGTTGTGGTCGTTCCTACATCAACCGTAGCGGATGCACCCGGTGTACCCA